CTGCTCCTGCCCCTAGTTGTGCTGCTCCTGATAATGTTGTCGGGGTGCTCCAAGGCGGTATCGATAACGCCAATGCCGCCGCCTCCGGCGAACCTGGAGAGTAACTGCCGCCCACTTGATGGTGTGCCCGACCCGCTCATCGACCCAGAGCGGGCGCTGTGGGAAAGCCACCTGATTGCCCGCTATATGGAGTGCAGTGTCAAGCATCGCTTGACAGTTGAGGCTTGGTTGGCGGCTATAGATCGCGCAGAATAGCAGCAACGACATCTAGCTTGCGCCTAATTTCTTGGCACTCAGCCTCCGCTCGCTCTGCACGATTGCGGTAGTCTTCACTTGGCTGTTCAGTCTCGTTCATCGCTGGTTTCCTCTAGTGCTGCTTCGATCATGGCTTTGTAGATGTCCGGTAGATTGTGACCTAACGCCATCGTTGACTTGCGGTAGTCAATGCAACCAGCTTGCAACATCGCCTCAGTCGGCTCTCTCGGCACAACCACATAGCCCTGCCGTTTGAGTTCCGCGTCATGGGCTGCGAGGGCCGCTTGGGCTTCGATCATGGCTGAATATTCTGCCAAGTGTTCAAAGCACCTCTGAAGCTCTTGCCATTCGTAACAGTTCGATAGCGTATGGCGCTCCTGTTCCGTAAATGAGTAATGATCTTCAAGTCTGCGTATAAACTCACGGCCATTTTCAATAGCACCAAGCGGTAATTCATCGCGTAGATCAATCATCGTCTTTGCTCCTGTGCTAAAAGGGCGGCACAATGCCGTTGCCGTAGTCGGCAGGGCGAGGGGGAATATCCGCAGGCGAAGTAAACCCAAACATGGGCAAGAAAAGCGGCTTGTGGCTGCGATCGATTAGCAGGCCGTAGCCTTGGATTTCCCAAGCAGCGTCCCTAGCAGCGGCCCAAGCAGCGTCCCTAGCAGCGGCCCTAGCAGCGGCCCAAGCAGCGGCCCTAGCAGCGTCCCAAGCAGCGGCCACTTTTCGCCAATCCTCAGGGGTGTAATTGTGAAGCAGCCACCAGAAGTCTAGCAACTTGCTCCACTGGTCGCCCAGCACCTTGCCGGGATCAGTCAGCACAATCGAAGGCGCGCCATCGACCTTGTCGTTGACGTTACGCAGCAGGATCGCATGGGCGCGGCTGATGTTAAGCAGCTTTGCGGTTTCCCCGTCGGCTTCGCACTGTTCGGTATCGCGCAGTCTAGTGTAATCCCACCCGCCAACAGCGTGAAGCACTTGTCCTTGGGCGCACATACAACCCATATTCTCTGGATCGGCCTCGTAAGCGCGCCAGTCAATCAGCGAACCCTTGTAGGGCTTGCCTTCGTTGGTGTTCCAGCGGTCGATAATGTCTTTAATGTTCATGTCAAAAAACTCCTGTTTCGTTTATACGTTCTGAAAACGTGTCAAGAAAGCAGCCATGCGATCACACCAATCCAGAAGGCGGCAGTCCCGCACAGGATCACAGTCCATGCTATAGCGGCTGATCGCCCTATGGGATGTCGGCTCATTGCTCTCCCCCCTCTCCTAATGCGGCGCGGGCAGCTTTGTCGGCCATGTAGTCGTCTGGCGACCACGGCTCAAATCGTGTCAAGATGTCGCTCAACGCCTCACGCAACTGCTTGATTTCAGCCGCTTGGGCCTTGATTAGTAATCTTTCATCGTCAATCATTGCTCGCCCTTTCCAATCTCTCTGATCTGCCTTTTGGCATCTTCAAAACCTTTAGCTACAATCGTGGTGTCAAACTCGCCTAGATAACGCAACACATCCCTTTGCGGCTGGCTAAGGCGACCACCTTTCTGGCGCTTCATCTCAACCCAAACCCTCCACTCAGGAATATAAAGATCAGGCACGCCAGCGGTAACGCCTTCAGCCTTTAGCTTTGCAGCAGCAATCTTGCCCCGCAAACCGCCATTTGGAATGGCGAATATCATAACGCCAGGGAACTGTCTCCTGAACCACTGAACAAACAAAACCTGCTCTTCGTGTTCACTTGGCGTTCTCAAAAGGGAACCTCCTCTATCCAATCTGGGCAATCATTCTTGTATTGGTCAAAGAACTCTAGAGGTATTTCTGTTGCATATTTGCCGCAAATGCGATCAGTGCGCAAAGAACGCAAATCGCAATTCCTGCAAGAACGAAACATTATGTGAAATCTTCCATTAGTGCGTCTAGCGATTTCTTGAAGTTCGGATAATACTTGGAATATGTATCTATGTTTTTATAGAGATTTATAATCGTTGAGTGATCCCTGTTGAGCAAAGTTCCAATTTGAGGGAAAGACCAACCACGCTTGCGTAAAACCGCAGTAACCAAAGCCCTCGCCAAAACATTAGCATGATGCCTGTCTCTGCCTTGAACACCTCCTGAGCGCAGCCACATGGCTTCCTCTGCTTTGGCAATCAGCTTTTTTGGCTCGAACAATTCAATGACTTGGTTCAATTCCATTTCCTTCCTATGATTCTGTGATATTTGCCATCTTTCTTATGACGTATCACAGCAGGCGGCAATACCTGATTTAGATAATCAGCAGCACCTGCCAAATCTTTGTCAAAGGGTGGGTTAACACCTGCCGCTGAACACATACTTATAAGAGTGTTGACCGCCTTTTCTCCAGCCCATCCGTCATGCAAGACAGTTAGATACTCCGTCACTGGCTTGCTGGACAGACCCTCGTAATAATGCACCTTCAGCATTTGCTTCCCGCTCTTGCGCGAGGTGTGAACATACCACTGCCAGTCACTGACAGCCATTTCCTCAATGGCGTTGCCCATGATGTCATCGTCACGAAGTGTTAAATCCAAATCCACCTTCTCAACAGGGAAAAGCATCCCGCAAGCCGGACATTCCCTGGTGTTAATAGACACAATCTCGTGGCAATTGTCGCACACCTTGATGGGCGCTTCGCCCTTGCCCTCTCCAGCCTTTCTAGGCGGTATAATATCAGTCAGCGGCCCATGCTGTGCCACGTTGCCCGCAAAGTCCAGCACAAGGCATTCTTCTTTGCCATCAGCTATACGCATCCCGCGACCAGCCATCTGAACATATAAACTAGGCGACATGGTCGGCCGCAGCATTCCGATTAGGTCAATGCCCGGCGCATCAAAGCCAGTTGTCAGCACATTGGCGTTTGTAAGGCACTGAATCCTACCAGCCTTAAACTCTTCCAGATAATACTCGCGATCTGCCTTCGGTGTTTCGCCTGTCACGCATTGCGTTGTGATGCCATAAGCACGCAGGATTTCGGCCATATGCTCAGAGTGCTTTACGCCAGTGCAGAATAGCAGCCAGGACTTGCGGCCCTTGCCAATGGCAATAATCTCCTGCGCCACAGCGATGTTATATTCTTCGGTGTCGAGGCGCTGCATTAATTCATGCTCAATATATTCGCCGCCACGCTTTTTAATGCCATCAAGATCATATTTGATTTCAGTCACCTTGGAACGAAGCGGAGACAGGAAGCCGCGCTCGACCAGCTCTTCAATGGTGACAGGCTCAATCAGGTCATCAAAAATAGCCTCGCCATCGGTAATCTTGCCATGCCCCAGCCGCCACGGCGTTGCTGTAAGCCCAATACAGCGCAGGCTTGGATTTATGTCGGCAAGATCGGATAGAAGCTGGCGATACGAACCTGCCTGGCGATGGTTGATAAGGTGACACTCATCTACAATCACAAGGTCAATGTGACCAATCTCTTGAGCGCGCTTACGCACTGACTGAATCCCTGCGAAGGTAATAGGATTGCCCATTTCCTTGCGGCCCACGCTGGCAGAATAAATGCCAACAGGCGCATTAGGCCAATGCAAGCGCAGCTTCTCGTAATTCTGCTCAATAAGCTCTTTCTGGTGCGTGAGCATCAATATGCGCGTATCAGGCCATGACTGCACTGCGTTCTCACATAAGGCGGCTACGATATGGCTCTTGCCAGAGCCTGTAGGCAGCACAAGGCAGGGGTGACCGTTATTGTCACCCAGCCATGCATACAGGTCGTCTATGGCGCGCTGCTGGTAGTCTCTTAGCACAAGTCACCAATATATTCATGTGAGTAACAAACTCTATTGATATGCTTCCAAGAATGCCCGCTTTCCTTGGTTTTATGGTCGCTCATATAGTCTTGCCTGTCCCGCTTGTTTTTACTGGTAGCGCGCCATTTGGAACTGCGTTCCCTATATTCACCCATCCGATGATTGCTGGTCTTGCTGAAATATCTGCCGCCTTCGAACA